AAAGAATATTACGACAAAGCAATGCAAAGAATAAATAACCATACTAACCAACAAAAACTATTTTAACCATGACAAACAAAGACAAACACCCTACCGAAATAATCCAAGAGTTAGATTTTGAAATACACAATTTAGACAATCTAATCATGCAACAAGCAAACATTTTAGAGATAAATAAATCTAAACTGGAAAATTTAAAACATCAAAAGAAATCTTTGTTAAATTATTTAAACGAAAATGATTAAACGTTGTTTCTCATGCAACCGATTAAAACCTTTAATTTGGTTTAAGATTAACCCCCGAAAATATCAGTTAAAAAGTGATAAAGGTAGGGCGGTTAATTGTCGGTTGTGTAACGTTAAAAGGTTAATTAAACAGGGTGGCGAAGTGATTAAACACAATCCTTTAACCAATAAATATGATACAGTTAAAATCAATATTAATTTATTAAATTTACTCAAATATTATTTTATATGAAAACAAAAGAAAAAGCCACACAACTATTTAATAAGTTCTGTTATGCAATAGGAACAGACAGAACAGATAGTGGATATTATACTAATATTATTTATGCCAAACAATGCGCTTTAATAGCAGTGGATGAGATTATTGAATATGCTGAAAGATGGGGAGATATGGCAGATGATGATATAAAAGAATTTGAAGATGTTAAAACCGAAATAGAAAAACTATGAACGAAGACGAAAAACAAATAATAAGGGAATTAGCGTACAAGCTACTATTACCAACGGCTATTATATCATTGGCTTGTTTAGCACTATTGATGACTTGCAAAAATAAACCAAAGCCGAAGCCATTACCTCCTAGCATACTAGATAAAAAAATTGATAGTATAAAAGTTAGCATTAACAAGGATAGTTTAATAATTGATAGTTTAATGAAGCTGAAACCAAAAATAGTAACAAGATATAAAACGAAATACGATACTATTTACAAAACTGCCCCTGACACTTGCATCTATTATTTAGAGGAATTGAATCACGAATGCATGGTTTTGGATAGTTTCAACAACGGAATTATAACACGTCAAGAAACTCAGTTAATAAGTTACAGCGAATTAGTTAATACAATGCAAGAGAGAGCAAATATGCAAAGTTTAAGGCATATTGAGGATAGTTTGGCAATCGGTACTTTGAAGCGTAAATTAAAACGTACTAGAAAATTAGCGGTTGCTGGTTTGTTTGGGGGATTGATAACGGGAGCAGTAATAAAATGAAGTTTGTATATTAAAAAATAATAGTTATATTTGCATAAATTACGATCTCAATTATACGGTAATTAACGACATTAAAACTGCTCGGATAATGAATTGGCGTGAGATCCCAAGGATTTATTCGGGCATTTTTATTTTATGATTAAACCATACGAACACCAACAAAAATCTATTAATGAGATTTTAGAAAAATTCCAAACTAATCAAAGGGTACTTTACCAATTGCCAACAGGTGGCGGCAAAACCTTTGTATTCTCTTTTTTAACTAAAATTTGGGTTGAAAAAACTAATAAGAAAATATTAATACTTTGCCATCGAGAATCATTAATTAGTCAAACAGTTGCATCATTAAATCAAATAGGCTTAACATGTGAATCAATTACAAGTAATGTAAAAAAATTAAAACATAATTGTAATGTTTATGTTGGAATGATCCAAACTATTAATAACCGATTAAATGATAATGAGGATTTTTTTAGGGATGTCGATTTAATTATATGTGATGAATGTCACTGGTTAATTTTTGATAAAGTTTTTAAATACTTTCCATTTGCTAAAATATTAGGATGTACTGCAACCCCTATTGTTCAAAAGAAAATTACATTTTATAAATGCCAACACTGTAAAACTAAATATGAAGCATTAACCAAATGTTGCAACGATGAGGTTATAGAATGGACTAGACCATTTACAATGTCGGAAATTTATAATGATATTGTTGTTGGAGCATCAATTCAAGATTTAATTAATGAAGGTAAATTAGTTCAAGATTTATCATTTGTTAAAAATTATACTGATAACTCAAATTTAAAAATAGATGCTAAAAGTGGTGACTATACAGAGGCATCAATGAACGAGGCTTATAATAAAGAAGATGCTTTATTTAATGTAGTTTTAAATTATAAAGAAATATGCGAAGGTAAAAAAACAATGGTTTTTAATGCCTCAACAAAAGCAAATCTTTTAGTTTATAATAAATTTATAGAAGCCGGTTATACTAATATTAAAATGATAGATAGTGTTAACGACTGCGAAAGTGATAAAAGTGTAATTGAATGGTTTAAAAATAATCAAAATGGAATACTTTGTAATGTCGGTAAATTAACAACTGGCTTTGATGATCCAACGGTAGAAGCAATAATTGTTAATCGACCAATAGCTTCACTTTCTTTATGGCTGCAAATTGTAGGTCGTGGAGGCCGCTCAACTACTAAGATTTATAAAGATAATTTTACGGTTATTGATGGCGGTGGCAATGTAGATAGGCATAATGAATGGTCAGATAATACAAGGGATTGGAGACGTTTATTTTTTGAAGGTAAAGAAAAACCAAAGGCAAAAAAAGAAGATTTAGAGGATATTCAAACGTGTGAAAATCCCGAATGTGGCGCTTTTTTTCCAAAAACTATTGATGTTTGTCCTGAGTGCTTAACCCCAGTTGAGGTAAAGAAAAAAAAAGAAAGTGAAAAAATAGAAGATGCAATTGTCACGAAGCCAATAAAAGCTATACCTTTACCGAACCCCGAAAAAATTTATCAATATACAATTTCACAAAATGAAGATTTAAACTTTGCTTATAGAATATTGATTAATCAAATATTTGATTTATTTAGATATTATAGAATAAGCAAGAAACAATATTTATCTAATTTAAGTGACGGTAGATTAGATAATAAAATATCTGAAATGATTAAAATATCGTACAGGCATTTTAACAGTAAGCATGATTTAACAAGCGGAGTAAATAGAACACATAAATATTTAATTAACAAAGTAAAAGAAAAACTAGAAAACTATTATGGCAACTAAAATTCAAATGTCTTATTATAAAGACCAATTCTCAAAAACAAAAAAAGATATAGATATTGAAAACTATATTGGATTTATTCAACATGGCTCAAATCAAGATTTAGTTTTAAAAGCAAGGTCAATTAAACAAGCTGGCAATTTAGAAGAATACACAAAGCTGAAAACTAAATCAGTATGTGTAACCGGCTCAGCTGTTTTAAATGAAGGCGAAAAAACAGACAAAAATATTAAATCAATGAATGGTTTAATAGTTATTGATATTGATCACCAAATAAATGAAGATATTAAAAATGATGAATTTACTTATATTTATCATAAATCTTTTGGAGGGGATGGACTTTGTATTTTTGTTAGAATCAATCCTGATAAATTTGAAGATAGTTTTGATGGACTTGCAGACTACTATCATAAAAATTATAACGTTACTATTGACCAGGCATGCAAAAATAGAAACCGATTAAGGTATCTTAGTTATGATCCTGATATTTTTGTAAATGATAAAGCAAAAAAATTTATAGCTAAAGAGGTTAAAAAATTTCAAGCCCCAAAAGAAACCAATTTTATTTATACTAAATCTGACTTTGATTTTATATTAGAGCAAATTAAAGAACGCCATATTGATTTATGCAACGAAGATTATCATACTTATATTAGAGTAGGTTTATCTTTATTTGATAAATTTGGAATCAGTGGAGAAGAAACTTTCCATTTTATTTGCCAATTTGGTAATAAATATAATCGTGAAAAATGCTCTAAAGATTGGCGAGGGCTTTGCAAAAATTCAAGTGGTAAAGTTAAAATTGGTACTTTTTACTATTACTGCAAACAAGCTAATATTCAAATTTATAGCGAAAAAACTAAACATATTATTAATCGTGTTAAAATTTCAAAGGCTCAAGGAAACCCGACTGTTGAAAGTGTAAGTAAAAACTTACTGGTTGCAAATGAAATAATAGTAAATGAGGAGGATGAACAACTTATTAAAGAATTAATTGAAAGTAAAACCGATTATTCAAATGAGGTAAACTCAGAGTTAAAAGAAATTGAACAGCTTGAAAATTTTATAATTGATACCTACGAACCTAAAATAGATTTAATTACTAATACTACTTATATTTTAAATGAAGTGGTTTTAACCGATACAGAGGTAAATGATATGTATTTGGCTGCAAAGAAAAGTTTTGATTTTAATGTACCAATTAACGATGTACGATCAATTTTAAATTCAAATAAAGTAACTAAAATAAATGTACTAACTGATTTTTTAAACGCTAATAAATCAAACCCAACTGGAATAATTGAAGAATATGCAAAGTGTATTTACCCGCAAAGTGAATATAATGTTTGGGCGTTTAGAAAATGGATCGTTGGTGCTTTACATAATTGGACATCAAATCAAAATGAAAAATTAGTTTGCCCGCTTACTTTGGTTTTAACTGGTCAACAACATGGTACAGGAAAAACTAGCTTTTTAAGAAACATTATGCCAAAAGAATTGGATAAATATATTGTTGAAGCTAAAATTAACGGTCATGATAAAGATAGTATGTACACTTTATGTAATAGCTTATTGGTATTAGACGATGAATTTGGAGGTAAAGCTTTTAAAGATGTAAAGGAATATAAAGCCATTTCAGACATGAATATTATCACTCAACGCAGACCATACGAACGTGAAGCTAAAACATTTAAACGCCGTGCTATTCTTTGCGGAACTACAAATGAAATTGATATTTTAAAGGATGTAACAGGAAACCGAAGAATTTTACCTATAAGCGTTGAAAAGGTCGATTATGATAAAATGCTTGATATTGATAAAACAAGTCTTATAATTGAAGCCTACAACCTTTTAAAGGCTGGTTTTGAATGGATATTAAGAACTGAAAATGAAATTGAGTATTTAAAACTAAATTCATCTAAAAATGAAACCGTTTTACCGATTGAAGAAATATTTTTTAAACACTTTTCTATTGATCAAACAGCAAATCATACTTTTGAAAAAGTTTGGAATCAAGGTGAAATTTTAGAATATCTAAATTTTAAGTCAATTTTGAAACCTACAAAGTATGATTTAAAAGAAGTTTTAACCAAAAATAAACTTGAATATAAAATGTATAGAGTTGATCGTGGAACTAAGAGAGGGATAGTATTATGGTCAATAGAGGGCGAAAATATCATAAAAGATGAATCTGAGCCATTTTAGTTTAATTTGTTTCATAATGTTTAAAAAAAAAATAAACGCTGAAACCTTTGGTATTATTGGCAAAAGTACCAAATGTTTCACTGTTTAATAAAATATATATAAATATATATATTTATATAATAGTAATAGTAATAATAAAAATCAATAATCAATTCTTAAAAGTCTTTACAATAAAAATCAATGAAACATGAAACAGGAAACAGAAAATAACCTACAACAATCTATTTTTTTATGGTATCATAATACTTACTGTTTAAAAAATATGACTAACAGAGGGTTGCTGATGTCAATTCCCAACGGTGGCACTCGGAATATTCGAGAAGCTATGACTTTTAAAGCTACAGGCTTATTAAAGGGAGCGTCTGATTTAATTGTTATATTCCCGAATGGTAAACTATGCTTTGTGGAATTAAAAACAGATAAAGGAGTGCAAAGTGCCGAACAAAAGGATTTTGAGTGTCGAGTGTCGAGTTTGGGGTTTGAGTACCATTTAATCAGATCACTTGAAGAATTTAAGTTGTTGACTTTAAAAAATATTTAATACATTTGCTAATCAATAAAGAGCAACTCATAATCATAGCGGCTAACAGTAAAATGCTTAACGGCTTAAGTACTAAGTTATGTAATTACCGAGATATTAAAAACGACCTATTCCAAGAGTTTTTATTGTACCTTTGTGAGAAACCCGAAGATTTTTTAATCGACAAAGTTAACAAAGGTCAATTTATTAGTTATTGTTCAAATGTTTTAAAAGGTATTAATTCGGATAGGCACCGAGCAAATAAATTAGTTAACACAAAGAACCCTTTAGTTGAGCGACATAACGATTATGAAATTAATTTTGATTTGATTGAAGAAAGTTATAACTTTGAAATCGACATGAAGTTTGAAAAAACAGTTAAATTTGTAAGGGAGCAGCCATTTAAAGCTGAAGTACTATTCAAATCGGTTGTTACTTCAACAAGGGAGATTGCAAATGAAATGGGTATTAAAGAACGTAAACTTATATACGAAAACAATAAATTTAAAAACGAAATAAAAAATAAATTAAAATGAGAAATATACTATTAAAACAAAAAGATTTTATTTACGCAGTAGCGCATGACTTAATCAGACCCGACAGTTCAAACGATAACGTTAAAGAAATATTAGCAGCCTATCATGGTATTGATGCAACAGTTGAAACGCTTGTTGAGTGTTCAACTTGTGTAAACATTTATAAAGATGCGTTTAGTGTTATATTAGCATACATTAATAAACCGATTGAAGACAAACCTAAATCAAAGAAGTAATGCCATTCAAAGCGAAATACACTTTTGATTATGAAACCGAGCCAACTCCAAAGGAACGTTTAAGGGTAGGTAAAGAATGCGAGAAAAACTTAAAACTAAATGTTAAAAAGTATAAACCTATTGAGCGTCAAATACTTTATACTAATAACATTTTAATGATTTCAATCACTTATGAGGGGACGCATATTAATGAAGCCATTGCCGCACCAACCGTTCAGGATTAATTACTTTAATTCGGCAATATTAAAGAAAACTTTTATTTATATAATGAATTAAGATGCAAGACGAATACGAACACATAAACTTTTGGAATGAATGAAGTCATTAGAATTTATAACTGAGTTACCTAACTATGCTAATCAATATATTGATGTATGTTTAAATCATGTTAAAGAAGTTGCAACTGGTTCGGGTAAGATAGTTGAACAAAAGGAAAGGCATATACCTACAATAGCGTTTTTTCTTAATATTTGGATGCCTAGAAACGTAGGTGACACAATTAGTAGGGACACTTATTATGAGTGGCTTAAAAGTGATAATAAAGCCAAATCCGACACTATAAAAAAGATAGACGACTTATTTCAATCTTTAGCAGCGGATATTGTTGCAAATGAGGGTAAAGGTATTTTCTACGCTAAAAACAAATTAGGCTGGACCGATAAAATGGATTCAACTCTAAACGTACCAATTAAGATATTAAACTTAGATCCATTAGATGATTCAAAGGACAACCTCCTTATTGAAGATAGCAGCTTTAAAGAAACGGATTAGGGTTATTCGTGGCGGTCAAGGTGCTGGCAAAACAATAAGTATATTGATATTGTTAATTAACCATGCAAGTAGTAAACCAAATAGAGAGATTTTAATACTTTCAGCTGAGTTAACTAAAATGAGATTAACAGTTATAAAAGACTTTGTTAAGCTAATGAGGTTAATTGGTATTTACGATGAATCTAGATTTTTAGCTGGCACTTTATACCGTTTCCAAAATGGCTCATTCATTAAGTTTATAGGCTTAGATAAGTCAGATGTGGGTAAAGGTTTACGGTCAGATGTTGCTTATTTTAATGAAGTCAATAAAATAGACTTTGAAAGTTACCGACAAGTTGCGTCACGTGCCGGGCAAGTTTATGCCGATTATAATCCCGATAGTGAGTTTTATATTGATACCGATGTTATTCATAGAGATGACTGCGACTTTCTACAATTAACTTTTAGAGATAATGAGTTACTTTCTGAAAATGAACGTAATGAGATATTGATGTATAAGACAAACGGCTTTAATGAGAATGGAACTGTTAAAAATGAATATTGGGCTAACTTATGGAATGTTTACGGTTTAGGTAACATTGGTAATTTACAAGGTGTCATTTTCAATAATTGGGCTAAATGTGATAGCATACCAAATAATGCTGAGTTTATAGCGTATGGAATGGATTGGGGGTTTACGTCAGATCCAACTACTTTAACATCTGTTTACCGTTACGATGGGGATTTATATTTAGATGAATTGATTTACGAAACAGGGTTAACCAATAGCGATATTATAAAACGTTTAGAAAGTTTAGGAGTTCAAAGACAACAAATGATAGTTGCGGATAGTGCTGAGCCTAAAAGTATTGAAGACTTACGAAGGGCTGGCTACCGAATAGAGGGTGCAAAGAAAGGACCTGACAGTATTAGAAACTCAATAGATACTTTACAACAACAAAAGATATTTATAACGGCAAGGTCAACAAATTTTATTAAGGAGGCTTATAATTATAGATGGGCTACTGATAGTACAGGTAAAAATATAAATGTACCCGAAGATAAAAATAATCACTGCTTTATTGGTGAAACTTTAATTACTACAATTAACGGTTTAATTAGAATAGATAATATAAAAGTTGGTGATTTGGTTTTAACTTCAAATGGTTATAAAAAAGTGTTAAAAACTTTTAATAACGGAGTGCAACAAGTAAACAAATACACGATGCAATTAGATACTAATTTAGTATATTTGTGTTCAACTAAAGAACATAAAATAAAAACTACTAAAGGATGGAAACAAATATCAAAATTGAAATCGGGGCAAACGGTTTACCAATGCAAAGATTTAACGGAAAAGAATATTACTTATACTCAAAAGAGCGTTATTTTTCTAAAGGTCGCAATAGACTTCATAAAGTTGTTTATGAATCAATTAATGGTAAAGTCCCTAAAGGTTATCAAATTCACCACAAAGACCATAACACTTGGAATAATAATATTGATAACTTGGAATGTGTTGAAGTCAATAAACATTTATCAATGCATATTAAAGAGCGTATCAAAAATAATCCTGAATGGTTTAAATCTTTTTACGAAAGTGGTATTGAATCCGCTAAAGAATGGCATAAGTCAAATGAAGGGGCTGAGTGGCATAAACAACATGCTAAAAATTTCAATTTTGGTAAATTTGATTATGGTAAAATTCAATGTATTATTTGTAAAAATGAATTTAATAAAAAAACAAAACTACAAAGATTTTGCACAAACAAATGTAAATCTGAATTTAGAAGACAAAGCGGGGTTGATAACGAAAAAAGAAACTGCATTAAATGTTCAAATGAATTTATTATCAATAAATATACAAGAACAAGAACTTGTTCAGTTAAATGTAGGTGATAGTTATTTAGCTAATGTTTATGACTTTGAAGTAGAAGACGAACACGAATATTTTGCTAATGGTATATTGGTACATAATTGTTGGGATTCGGTTCGTTATGTAGCTTTAAACCGACTTAAAAAAAGCACTTTCTTTATTCAATAAAATTAAATGATTAACTACTTTGAAACGCAAAAACAAATGAAACGCTAACCTAGGAGCGAGTTAATCTTTTATCAAAATAAACGTAAAACTCAAATAAAATACTATATTAATACAATGAAAATACCTAAAAGATACGAAGATTTAACAGTTGAGCAGTTCCAAAAATTAGAGGAATTGAAAAGCAATGATAAGTTAGATAAATTAGATAGGGCTGTTTTAAGGCTATCAATTTTGAGTGGTAAGTCAGTAGACTATATTGAAAGTTTAAACGCAACAGAAGTCTATAATACGTTAATGGATGCTGTTTTTTTAACTCAGCCTATTACTCAAATAGAAACCCCAAAAGAAGTAAAGTTAGGCGGTATTAAGTTTAGGTACATTAAAGATATACATGAGTACAATATAGCACAGGAGAAAGACTGGAAAGAAATGGTTAAGAATAGTGATAACAACTATATTAATTGTTTGCCTGAATTAATGGCGGTTTGCCATCAAGAGTACGAGAACGGTAAGTGGGTATATAATTCAAACAACCATCAACGAAATGTAGAGTTGTTTAGGCAATCAAAACTAAGCGAATCACTCGGGGCTGTTTTTTTTTATTCAAAAACTTTGAACGCTTACACAAAAATTTTAGCGGACTCTTTAGTGAAGGCAACGCAAACAATACAGGAGATACAAAAGGAGATGATGGCAGACTCAGAGTTTCAGACTTTTTTGAAAGGTGGGGATGGGAATACAGTGTCGGTTTAGTGGTTAAAGATACTAATCTAAATGAGGACCAAATATTTGAATGGAGTGTTATAAGGTATTATAATAAATTAGCGTACTTAAAAGATAAAGGTAAATTTGAAATAGCATTGAATGGCAATAGATAACGAAATAAAAGATTTATTAACTGACTTCGGTAAACAATTAGTTACCGATACTCAAAAGTCTTTGAAATCAAAACAAAAAGACCAATCTTTAAATAGTCGATTGAGTACAAGCATTAAGCCTGAAACTACTTTTGAAAGTGGTGGCATAACGTTTAAATTAAAAATGAACGACTATTGGGATGCTGTTAACAGTGGACGTAGTGAAACAAGGAATAGTGGTGACGGTGCTTTAAGACGTAATTTAATTAACTGGATAAAGACTAGAAAATTAAAGGTTGAAATATCAAAACGTAAAACAGAAAAGGCAACTACATTAAAGAATAAAAAAATTAAAAAGGTTTATAAAAAACAAACTTATGAAACAGCGGTTGAAAATTTAGCTTTTGTAATTGCAACGAAAATACACAAAGACGGTTACGAAGGCAACCACTTTTTTGATGAGGTAATTAACGATGGACGTACTGAAAAACTAAAAAAGGATATTGCTGAATTGATAGAAACCGATGTAATAGTAAACGTTCAACAAGCAACTAAATAAAATGGCATTAACTTTATATAAAACTCCACAGGAATTAACCCCAGCTTATAATAATCAAATATTTACAGCATTATCTGACCAAACAGCATTAGCCGATTTTAAATACATTGTTAATGTTAGTGTTAACGGTGTGTCAAGTATAAAGGAATATTTACCACGTCCAGACGGTTGGTTAGTTTTTGATGCTAAAGAATGGGTGCAAAACTTTATTGAGCATTACTTTAACCCTGAATTAGATTTAACAAGTCCGATTGAGATAGCATTAAGTAAAACAGTTGAGGTTGAGGTTACAATTACCGAATATTACGATGGCGGTTTTGAAGAATTTACAACTACTAATTACACAGCTTTTGATGCTTGTTTAACGGATGCGGCTTTTAGAAACTATAATTTTGAAGATTATTTATTCGGGCAAACAACTGGTAAATATTTTTTATCTAAAACAGGAACTACAATAACGCCCGACAATAGATTGATTTTAAATAGAGATATGTATTTGCACTTTATTAATACTAATATAATTGAGTCAATAGTTGTTGAATTAAGGCGACCAGCTGAAGGAACGGGAATATTAACTACTATTGATAGCGTGTCAATTTCGCCAATTCCAACGGCTGCAAATTATGAAATGTATGTAATGCGTATTAATAGCGCAATGTTTATAACTGCAACGGCTCAAATAGGTGATACAATAAGAGTAACATTCAATAGTGATGTTGCTGCTATTTACCGTTATACTATTGTTATAAAAGATATTTGCACGAAGTACACTGATAATATTTTATATTATTTAGATAGGGACGGTAACATATTATTTTTTCACTTCGATAAAATATCAAAATACAATTACACTAAAAAGACAAATAAGGTTACTTTAAATCCTGACCGATTAAATACAACCACAGGAGAATACGGCTCTAATACATGGGATAGGGAAGACCATATTGTTAGTACTGCTATTGAATCAACTATCTTATTAAATACCGATTGGATAACGGAAACACAAAGTAGACAGTTAAATGATTTATGGTCAAGTCCTCAAGTGTGGTTACATAACGGTACTGACTTGTTAGCGGTTACAATTACAAACAACGGTTACGAAGAGATTAAGAGCGAGAATGAATCACTATTCCAATACAACGTTGTTGTGAATACAGGAGTGGTAGAAACTAGACAAAGAGGTATATAATGGTAAGAACTGAACTATACATAAACGGTGTCAACGGTGTAAATGGATTTTTAAGTTTTCCATTTGGTGTTAATATACCAGTTAGCATAAACTTTAATTTAGCAGATGTTAGAAACCCCGAACAACGCAAGGCTTCATTTAGTAAAACAATTAATTTACTAGGCACGAATGAAGTAAATAAATTATTTGAGAATCTATTTGAAGTAAATGTAGTTACTCAATACTTTAATAAGAATTTAAAGACACCTGTTAAATATTTAGTTGACGGCTTAGAAAACTTTGCTGGTGACTTACAATTAATTAAAATAAATATTAACCCTGACAACTCAATAGTATATGAATGCTCAATCATTGGCGCTGGTGGTTCTTTGTTTGTTGACATAGGCGAGAAGTATATTACTGGCAATACAAACAGCTCAGATGATTTAGATTTCAGCGCATATGACCATGACTATACAAGGGTTAATCAAATTGCATCACGCACAAATGTAGGCACGGGCGAAGGATATGTTTATCCATTTATTGATAGGGGAACGAATGGCAACAATCCTACCGTTTGGAACGTTAAAGATTTTTTACCTTGTTTTTCGATTTACGAATATGTAAAGAAAATTATTGAAGGAACGGGTAGAACGTTTACAAGTACTTTTTTTGAGAGTAGTTTTTTTAAGCATTTATATTGTTATTCTAATATTGAAAAATTAGCTTTAACTCAAACGCAATTAGATAACCAACAATTTTATGCAGGCTTAACTACTGACGTAACACTAGCAGTATATTCATCTACACTTGTTGATCATACTAATACGTCTACTTTAGGTTTCTTTGATTTAGGTAGTCAAGTAAGTGGAACGGTTGCAACGTTAAATGAAAGTGGTTATTATAATTTAGTTGCTAATAATACTTATTCGGTTTCATTTACACATACTGACCCAACGGTGGTTAAAGCTGACATATTTGGAAAAGCAGGTCAAGTTTGGATAAAGAAATCTGGCGACGGTGGCGCAAGTTATTTTAACCTTGCAGTTGGAACTCAAACTTATTTTAATAATCAATATAATGGCATTAAAAATTTAAACATAGGTGCTACTTTTTACTGGAGTACATCGGTTGCAACTGGTGAACAATTTTTTAACGCTGGAGATAAATTTCAACATTACTCTGCAACAAGTGCGGTAATTAGTGGACCAGTTGTCACATATTATAATGCCGCTGGTGGAATAGTAACAACGGGAACAGGAACAGTAACAACTAAATTAGCTGGTGGTCAAAATAGAACTTCATTATATGCTTTAATTACAAATAAAACAGTAGTAGAAGGAAACCTATTACCTACCAATACTTCACTACCAACTAAAATAAAGCAAAAGGAATTTTTAACATCAATATTAAAAGCCTTTAATTTATTTGTCGATGTAAATCCAAACAACCCAAATGATTTAATTATTGAGCCGTTTGATGAATTTTATAATACGACTGGTATAGTTGACTATGAGAATAGAACTGATTTAGGTAAAGAGCAAACTATCAATCCAAACTTATTAGAAGGCAAACGTTATATTTACTCATATAAAGCGGATAAAGATTATTATAATGATTTATATTTTAGAACTCACAACGAAACATTTGGAACTGAAGAAATTAATGTAGACAATGATTTCATTAAGTCAGATAAAAAAACCGAGTTAATTTTTTCAGGAACTCCACTTGCTGCAAACTATGGTTTAGGAATAGCAATGCCTAAAATTTATACTAAGGATGAAACAACTATAAAAACTATTGCACCAAATATACGCTTGATTTATTGTGCTGTTAAAACAAGTCCAAACGCTTACACGTATAAACAACAAGGCGAAACGGATTTAATAACAACGGAATATTTACACGCTGGTATGGAAGATGATGCTATGAATCCAACTGTATCATTAATGTTCGGACCAGCAAAGGAATTTTATTACACATACATAAACGCTTACTTTACAAATAATACTTTATATAATAAATATCATAAACAATATTTACTTAACTTAATTGATAGAGATGCAAAGTTTGTGACAAAATATTTATGGTTAACCCCAAAAGATATAAATGAATTTTCATTCCGTAACCGTTTATTTATTGATGGTAGTTATTACATAGTTAATAAGATTGAGAATTACACTCCATTAGAGCAAACGTCCACAAAGGTTGAATTAATTAAGTTATTAGATACCGAAGTATTTACACCATCTAGTTTCTTAATTAGTGATACTTCTATTAACGCTGGTAACGATGTTCAAACGTCACGATTAAACAGTTCTTTTAACGTTGGTACTAACATACAAAATAGAGGTACTAACTGTTTGGCAATAGGTGAAAATATTGTTATACCTGAAAGCTGCAGTAACTTAATTGTGTTTGGTAGTAATATTACAGCTGACGAAAATAGCACAGGTTTATTATTGAATTATAAAAGTTATGTGGCATTAATCACTCAAAGTGGAACGGCTGCGCCAACTGCTATTGTTTTAGAAAATACATTAGGCGAAGTTACATTTAGTTATATTGGAGTTGGTAGGTACAATGTAATTACAAATAGTTTGTTTACATTAAATAAAACTTTTGCATTAATAACAAATTCAAATAGAGGCACAAACGCAATATATCAAATAGACGTAGATAATTTTAGAATTTATTGCAAAGATTTAACGGCAAGCGGAAACCCTTTTTTAAATGACGCTTTAGATAATACAACAATAGAAATTAGAGTTTACAATTAATCATGATAGATAAAATAGAAAAATGGGAATCAATGATGTGGAACGAACCTAGTCAAATTATACTTGACGGTTTACTTTGCATACAATTATGTATTAACGTAGCAGCGAGTGGAAATATGGACTTAATAAAAGATTTACAAAATGGCTAAACAAGAAATAGCATTCGATTTAAAAGTTGAAGGTGTCGAACAATCTATCGAATCGGTTAAAGATTTAAAGAATGCTTTAAAGGCTGCAAAGGATGAACAAGTAAAAATGGCTAACGCCTTTGGAGAAAGTTCAAAAGAGTATTTGGATGCAACTAAAAAAGTTTCAGGCTTAAAAGATAAAGTTGACGATTTAAACGATAGTACAAAGTCTTTAAAAGGTACAGGAGTTGAGCAATTAACTCAAGGCTTTAGTCAAATGAAAGAGGGTATAATGAACCTCGATTTTGACAAAGTAAAAACAGGCATTACTGCAATGAAGTCTGGAATCGGTGCTTTTGCTACTTCTGCTAAAACAGCTTTACAAGGTTTTAAAGGTGCTTTACTTGCAACTGGTATCGGTGCTTTAGTTGTTGCTTTGGGTGTCATTGTAGCTTATTGGGATGACATTAAAGGTGCTGTTAGTGGTGTAAGTAGTGAACAAAAAAAGTTAAATGAATTAGCAGCTGAAAACTTAAAAAGCGAACAGGATAAATTAACAGCAATAGGTGCTCAAGAGAATATATTAAAGCTACAAGGTAAGAGCGAAAAAGAAATACTTCAAATAAAGTTAAAGCAAACGGACGAAGCTATCATGGCTTCAGACGTTGCTATCCAACAAGCTGAGAATACAAAGAAAGCGCAAGTAGAAGCGTCACAAAGGAATAGAGATATTTTACAAGGCATTATAAAATTTGTTACTGCTCCTATAACAATGCTATTACAAGGCATTGATAGTATAGGTAGTGCAATGGGGCAAAACTTTAACTTGTTAGAAAAATTTTCAGGTGGCTTAGCAAATTTAGTATTTGACCCCGAAGAGGTTGCAAGCGAAGGCGATAAAGCTATTGCAGAAGCAAAAGCAGTAAACGATAAATTAAAAAATGATAGGGCGGGTTTACAATTATCAGTTAATAAAATTGATAGTGATGCAGCAAAAGAAGCTAGTGATAAAGCAAAGGCAGCGGCTGAAGAAGCTAAAAAACTAAGGGAAGAAAAATTAGCGGCAGATATTGCTGCAATGAAACAAATACAAGATGCTAATATTGCTAACGAACAAGACGAACAAAAAAAAGCAATTAAAAAATCAATACTTGACCAACAAAGACGTGTTGAAGAAATAAATAAAACAGTTACTGACGAAACATTAAAAGCTGAATTATTAAAAGCATCTGAGACAACATTTCAAAATGAAATGGCTGCTATTTATCAAACTAAATTAGATAAAGATAAAGCGGCAAATGAGAAAGCGGCAGCGGATAAAAAGGCGGCAGAAGAAAAATTAAGAGCAGAAACCAACGCAGAAAATACAGCAAAGGCTGAATTGGATGTAATGGAAAAAGGTAATGAATTAAACGACTTAATTAAACAATTAGAAGTTAAGCGTGATATTGAATTACAAAATGAAAATTTAACGGCAAGCGAAAAAAAATTAATTAAAGAAAAATATACGCAAGATGTACATAAATTAGAAACAGATGCGGAAAAAGCAAAGCAAGATGAAATAGTTAAAATAATAGAACAAAGTTTAGGCTCAGCGCAAAATTTAAGTGATATATTTTTTCTATACAAAAAAAATAAAGCCGAAAAGGGTAGTAAAGAAGAATTGGATTTGGCTAAAAAACAATTTAATGTAAACAAGGCTTTGCAGTTAGGTTTTGCTTTAATGGATAGTTATAAAGCAATAACGGCATCAATAGCACAATCGCCTTTATCTATTGGACCAGTTCCAAACCCAGCTGGTATAGCTTCGTTAGCTTTTGCAATTACAACAAGTGCTGCTAATATTGCTAAAATAGCAGCAACTAAATTTGACGGTGGTGGTGCTTCAAGTGGCGGTGGCGGTGCAAGTGCGCCAAGTGTACCATCAATCCCACCACCTCCAACAATAGCAACTCCTGAAAACAACACAAACAAAAATACTTTATTTGATGAAACAGGAAAAAATTTAAGCACAACAAATTCAATGCAACCAGTTATACAAGTAAAGGCAACCGTTGGTGTTGACGAAATAACAAGTAAATCAAATAGAGTAGAAGTATTAGAACAACAATCAACTTTTTAATAAATAAAAAAACAAATGGAAAATAAACTACCAATTTTTTACGCTACAATTAACGAAAATTTAAGCGGCTTAGAATTAAAAGAACAAGGGATTCAGAACATAGCTTTAGTCGATTCACCGGCTATGCTTACCGAGTTTTTAGCTTTTAGCGAACATAAACCTTATGAGTTTAAAATGGCTTTACAAGAAGAACAGCGTATAATCACAGCACCCGTTATTGTTGCGGACTTACCGATATACAGACAAGTAGAAGGTAAAGAATTTTATGTAGTGTATAAAAAAGATACTAACATGCAAATACTACAAAAGTATATGCTTGATGGCAACCAACGCAAAGTAAAATTAACGCATGATACAAGCGATTTAAGTAAAGGTGTATTTGTATTTGAAGTATTTATTAGTGATGCTAGTCGTGGCATTAAACAGCCCGAAGGTTTTGATTTACCTGACGGTACTATCTTTTGTAGCATGAAAATTAACAACGAGGATATTTGGAAAAGAGTAAAAAGTGGCGAAGTAAAAGGTATTAGTTTAGAGGGCTTTTTTGACTTAGAACAAGAGATTGAATTAAGCGAACAAGAGATTGAAGCTATCATAAAAAATATTTTGTAAAAAGCAAATAATTTACTATATTATAATAAGAAAACTTAAATAAAAATAAATATGTTATCAAAAGAAACAAAAGACGCTTTAAAATCTGCCTTATTAAAATTAGGTATTGATTTGCCAGCTACTAAAGTTGAGGATACAGTGGTAAAATTAGAAGACGTTGCATTAATTGACGGCACTGTTTTATCAGTTGACAAAATGGAAGTAGGAGCAATGGCTACATTTACAGGTGCTGACGGTGTGGCTGTTCCCGCTGAAGGTGAATTCGAATTAGCAGACGGAACGAAAGTTATTTGCATGGCTGGTGTAATTACTGAAATCATGGCAAAAGAAATGGATGTACAACCTGAGCCTATTGAGCCAGTTGAGTCAGAAATGAAAGCTATCTTAAGCCGTTTAGAAGCATTAG